GTTTCAGGAGATATATTATACTGCATGATTAAATGTGGATACAAACTGTTTAAATCAAAACTACAAATCCAATCATGAAAACCTATAATTGGATCTTTTACATAGGCACCTTCATAACCATCAGATGTTTTAGATTCTTGCATAGCAGGAGGTACAATATTCTTACCTCTTAAATGATTATAGATTATAGTATCCCAAACTCTAACTTGACCAAATACATCTTGATAGTTTACCTTTGCTTCATATGCCATTGTTAAATGTAAAGCAATCAACTGCATTTTATCTTCTAACTTATCAACTAGTTCAACATCTTGAATATTATACTCAACAAATAATTGATGGTCTTTAGAATAAAACTCTTGAAAAGTATCATAAGGATTGTCTAGTTTGTTTTCGCCTAGTTCTACTTCACCGATATAATCTAGTTTATAACTTTCTCGTCTAACAAAAGTATGCTTACGATATAGGTCAAGATAATCTAAAGTATCAACACCTAATATATCCCAAGTCTTTTGTTCTTGTTTACTTTCCCAACCACTAATTTTAGAACTATTTTCATTTACAACACCCCAAGGACTAAACTGCGAAATGTATTCATCACCCATAAGATATTTAAAACGATTCATTAGATAAGGTATATCAAAAAACTTTACATTCCAACCAGTGATAATATCAGGATTGTATTTACACCAGAAATCTGTAAAGCGATGCACTAAATCTATTTCACTTGAACATTTTATATAATCAACATCATCACGGTCATTTACAAAGTTGCCCATACCAAATACTTTTATGTTTTTCTTTTCATGGTCTTTTACTGTAATACAAATTAAAGGTTCTTCTGCCTTGCCAGGATCAGGAAAACCGTTTGCACTTTCACATTCGATATCAATTGTTAATATTCTGATTTGTTTTATATCCCAATCTATTTTGTCAGGAAATTCATCTGCAATAAATGGATATTGATACCTTGTGTTACCAAAGTATTCAAAGTTACTTACACCTTTATATTCTTCTATCCATCGTTTAGTATCAGATATACTTTTAAATGTAACCTTATCAACACTACGACCATCTAAAGTTTTATACTTTGATTCTTTTTGTGTTGGAATAAAAAGAGAAGGCTTGTAATTAATTCTAAACTTCTTATGGCTACCATCTTTATTGATACCTCGTACCAATAGTTTGCCACGATACGGTAGAACGCTAGTATAGAATTTCATTAATTATATTTGTGTATTATTAAAATGTTTGTTCAATGATTGTAATTTATCTTCTGCTGTTGCTATTTTATCAACTAGTTTATCCATTTCTTCTAGGTGTTGAGGATGTTCTCCTATACCTACAGCGCTATCAAAATAAATTGTTAGTGTAGCATATGCACTTGCAATATCTGATTCATATTGTTTGATTAATGCTTTAAATAGTGGGTTTTCTGTCTGATGATTTCTTGCCATGTTCACTCCTTTTCATATTATATTATAACACATTTTAGTTAGTTTGTAAAGCGTTTATTTAATTTTATCAAAAGGTAGTTCTTTTCCTTTACCATCATTACTATCGCTTCTTTCTATCCAAGATGAAAGAGCAAACTTTTTATTTGGATTTACATTGACTTTAAATCTAGTCAATAAATCTCTATTAACAAGAAATGTGCTTCTTGAATCTTTTATTGTTAAACCAATTGGCACATCTGTGTAAAACTTATTATTAAAAATTAAATCTACAAACACAATAGGTCGTTCATCTATATCGTTCATTCTAGTTGCTTGAGATTCACCTTCTAATTTACTTGTAAACTTCTTACCATCTTTTTCCCACTTAACAGTTTTACCCGAAACATTTATTTTGTCAACATGAAACATAGAAGCAAGTGTACCGTTACCAGTATCAAACTTTGCTCTTACTGGTCCGTAACCATCAATAACAATTCTTTCGTGAAATCCTGCCTCTCTAGTAAATGAATGTTTCCTATGAACATCTTGGGAAAGATAATCAAATAATTCTTTAACTACATTTTCTGGTGTAGTCTTACCAATATATGTATCTTCTCTCTTAGCAGTATTGTATAGAGCAAACTCTGAGCCAATACCAGGAGAACCATTACACTCTAAAACATATAATTGTTTATTCACTATTGCATGGTCAACACCAACCATATAAGCACCAACAGAACGAGCAGCCTGTAAAACTACTGTACGTTCTTCATCTGATAACTTGTAAGGTTCAGTTGTTGCTTCTCTATGTCTATTAGAACGAAAATCTTTCTTAGCACTAATTCTTTTTGTTGATGCTAATATTCTACCATCAATGACTAGTGTACGAACATCAAAATCAAATTTTAAAAACTCTTGAAGTAATAAAGCAGCGCCAAACTTCCATAGTGATTGTGCCACAGAAATCATACTCTTTTCAGATTCAACTATTGATACACCAATACCTTGAGTACCTGTAAGTGTTTTCATAATGACAGGATAATTGCCACCTAATTTTTCGTGAGCATGAAGTAATCCTTTTTCATTTGAAATAAGAGCAGTTCTAGGTGTTGGTATGTTATCTCTTTCAAAAGAAATATATGCTGACATTTTATTATCGCAAGTCAACATACCATTTCTAGTGTTTATCATAAAGGCACCAGCATTTTCAAATGTTGATAGTAATGCTAATCCAGTTTCATCTTCAAGAACCCCAGCACGGACAAAACAAATTGTTTTTGAAAGTTCAAAATCTACTTCAGTATCTTCACCATCAATATTAGATACTAGTAAAGTACCTTTTTCTAAATCGTTTTTTGATACCCATGCTTCAGATGTATTAACAATATGACAAGGAATATTTCTCTTTTGACATTCCTTTAATATCTTATTACTAACGATAGATTTACTATCTGCATTAAGTTTAGTTAAGACCGCAACTTGTATGTCGGCTCTTTGTACTTTTTCAGATATAAATTCTCTAAACTTCGGTGCTCTCATTTTCTACTTTTTTACCTATGTTATATTTTGCTTGTAAGTCCCATTCACCCTTTTCTTTAAATGATAAAACTTTAATCTGCGATAGAGGTGCTTTCTTTTCGGCAATCTCTTTATTTAATATAGCAATCAAACCCCAATCTGCTAATAATTGAGAGATAGTATTTCTTCGTTCAGTATCATTCTCAGAAAAGTTAGCTGTCTTACCATCTAATGCAAATAACTCTTTAAAATGTACTATGAAATATCTACCTTGTTTGTGTAGTATATGACAAGACTGGAATAACTTTTTATCTTTTCTTGAGGCAACTCCAATTCTTGTTAATGTTTCTCTAACTTTTAGAAAATCGTCTGGTTCTTTTAACTGTACTTCGAGCATCTTCTCTGGATGCCAACTATTATCTAATTCATTCATTTTGTCCCACCTTTGAATAATCTTTGTTTAATTAATTTCAATTGTTCTTTAGTGAGTAGTTTAAGAGCAGACCTAGCCTTATCCATGTTATAACCATAATACTCTTTTACACACTCAATATCTTCTATTCGCTCAGACCTTAAAAAAGGAGTAAACCTTTTCTTTGCCTTTATACTATTTAGTAGAAATTGAAATTGCATATCTCTATCAACAAAATGATTGCAATTCATTTCATTGGCAAATATTATAGTGTCTATAAAACTACCTAAAATTTTATTGACCATAAAAGCAGGATACTTCTTCTCCCACATAGGGTCATCAGAATCCATAAGATTCTTTTTAGTATGATTTATTGCTGGTAGGTAATCTTTAAATAAATCGTAAGCCATCACTTAAATTTAACTTGGGACATTAGTTCAGTTAAACACGCTACAAAATTTAACTCTTGGTCTGCAACAAAGGCTGACTTATATTGATAATCAGCAAGAACTAAAACAGCATGAGGTATAGTTTCTGGTTGTAATGTTTCATAAAGATTATCATATATGGATCTAAAAATTCTAACAGGATCATTATCAAGGTTATTAATAACCCATTTTCTCATATCACCAAACTCTTTACCTTTAAGATGTAACATTA